GAACTACTGATGATTGGGATGACATGATTAATCATTGGGAAGCCGCTTCCCGTCTCGCTGAAGAGCAAGGCAACGCCCTTGCCCGTAAGCGCGACAAGCAGCTTCTGCAACTGATTCACATTGCGTCTCAGACGGACCCGGCCCTCGACACGTCGCTGGAGCCTTTGGGTTCTGGTAGCGTGGAGAAGGGTGGCACCATTAGCGCCACCACCGCTGGCGGCACTGCGTGGGGCTTTGCCAACAAGACGGCTGCTGAGTCGGTTATCAAGACTATCGGCGCTGCTGCTGCTCGCATGGCTGAGCGTAACGTTCCGATGGAGGAAATCTATGTTGCCATGACGCCGCAAGATTACTTCGCGGCGCTCACGGTCGAAGACTCGCCCTTCATCAAGTACGAGACCAACAAGAACGGCCCGAACGGAGATGTCAGCGACAAGACGGCGATCAACCGCATCGCTGGCTTCAAGATCTTCTACACCAACCACCTACCCCAAGCCGCTGTCGGTAGCGAAGCAGGTACGTTTGGTGAGAATTACTCTGACAGTGCCGCGGGTCGTGACTTCACCGCGGTGAAGGCGCTGGCGTTCCACAAGTCTTGCATCGGCTCTGTGCGCCGTCAGGGTCTGACGACCTCGCGCACCCGTAAGGAAGAGATCCTGGGCGACCTGATCCTTTCTTACTTTGTCGAGGGTCACGGTGTTCTGCGCCCTGAGTGCGCGATCACGCTGACCACCTGATATAGTTCCTGCCTTTGGTAGGAGCTTCGCTGCTGACTCGGCGGGCTGGAGTTTCGGCTTCAGCCCGCCACTACATTTATAGGATATGGCTTCACGACTGACTGAACTTGAGGCAGTTAACCTCATTCTCGCATCATCGGACATGATGCCTGTTACGACGATTGCGGCAGGTACTACCGCTGAAGCAACCCTAGCTGTACAGCAGCTTGATACGTGCCACCGAGAAGTTCTTAACGAAGGCTGGCACTGGAACACAGAGTACGAAGTGTCTCTTGAGGCAGCGGAACTCACGAACAAGGTAGCCATTCCGACTACAATGCTGCGCTTCGACCCGCGAGAAGTGCCGTACTACATTGCACGCGGTCGTTTCATTTACGACCGACTTAACAAAACGGAAGCTATCGGTGAAGCCGTTAAAGGTACGGCGATTTACTTCATTGAGTGGGACGATCTTCTCGAAGAAGTTAAGACGTACATCACCAAGAAGGCTGCGCGGCGGTTCCACCAGTACCACGTTGGAACTGACGACTCTCTTCAATCACTTATCATGGATGAGCGTGAGGCTCGCCGCCTAATCCTTGACGGCGATCTTGATGCAGGGGCGTACAGCATGTTCGACTCGCCTGACATGCACGCTGGTCTTAGCGGAGGCTCTGTCTACACGGGTAGTGCAGCGTTCTTCGGCAACGATCCGTTTAAGTCAAGGGACTCTTCATGACCAGCACACAGATTTCTAAAAATATTCTAGGTGGTCTTAGCCAGCAGCCTGAAGAGACCCGCCTACTTAACCAAGCCCGCGAATGCGAGAACGCTTACCTTAGTCCGCTGGACGGTGCGGCTAAGCGAATGCCGTCGCAACATGTTGCCTCCATTACGGGTTCAGGCAAGCTTGACCGATTCATCTTTACTATGGATCGGGACGATGAGCAATATCTTATCATGTGCGGCGGGGGCACAGTCCGCATTTTTGATGCGGACGGGGACGAAGTGCCTGTCCGTGACACCGAAAACGCAGCGGGCGGCTACGCTCTGCAAACGGTAGCAGGTAGTGCTGGTGAATACTTCGGCGCTCTTGGAACTTACGCCGCAGGACGCGACGACTTGCGAGCGGCTGTCGTTGTAGATACTGCTTTCGTTGTCAATCGCAACGTCATCGTGGCCGAGGAAGTAGGTCCGACGCGAGTATCTTGGGACGTACCCAAAAGAACTGCTGGTGTGTTTATTCGGCAGTTCAACTGGGGAACCTCGGTTACCATTAAGATCAAGGTTGCCAACCCCGGCGGCACTCCGAAAGAGTCGGTGTTTAAATACAGCACTGGTACGAACAAGATTACCTATGCTCTAGGTCCAGCAGCGGAGAACGACTATCCTAGAACTTGGGTTCAGTTTAATCATGACCCCGTTGTTGATGGATGGATTCTTGAAACTGACATGTCTAGCGGCAGTTCAGTGTTTCAAGAAGCCGAGCCGTTTGTCGATTCGAGCCAAATGCTCTTTGCTGATCCTGCTAGTGGCGTCCAAGCCGACGTTGCGGATTTTGGCGTAGGAGCGTTTGCCTTTGATCCGGCAACGCGGGTGGCTAAGCTGATTCAAGGAAGCTCGACCGCCGACCTTTATTTCGGCATTGTGCCGCCTGCTGCTCTGGTAAGCGCTAACACGAGTAAATTTACTAACACCGAACCAAAAGTTCAAGTTAACCGCAGCTACCCCATCAATACAGAGTTTGTCTGCCACACCCTGCGTGAGCAGATCGAAGCCCGCGGCACCGCTACAACGGGAATCGACACTGTCACCCCCGCACTTCGGACGGGTGGCTCGTCATTCCTAATCGAAACTGAACAAGACATTCTTGAGTTCAGCGTCACCGACAGCGTGGGCAACACCTACGCCACGGGCTGGACTTCGGAAGTGGAAGACATCACGGACCTGCCGCTAGAGTTCCGCCACGGTGCTCTAGTGTACGTGTCTGGCCTGGAAGGTGTGCGTGACGCAGGCTACTGGGTTCGGTTCTCGTCCGACAAGTGGGCCGAAGAGACAGAGCGGGACTTTGACCAGTTCAATAACCCAGACTACGTTTCGCACTTTGGCCCCGGACTGTGGCTAGAGGCTGCGCTACCGGAGGCGGGTAAGGGAAAGCTCACGAAGTCTACCATGCCTGTCATGATTCGACGCTCTGTCGATGATAACCTTGGGACGTACACTAGCAACGCTGACAGCATTTTCTTCGACGTTCGCTTTACGGACGAGTGGGGTGAGCGCACTGTTGGCTCAACTAAAAACAACAAAGCGCCATCGTTTGTCGGGAAAAAGCTGCAAGAGATCTTTTACTGGCAAGGCCGTCTAGGCTTCACCAGTGAAGCTAACGTCTGCATGTCGCAGACGGGAGAGCTATACAACTTCTGGCGCACTACGCAACTGTCAGTGCCTGACGATGAGCGTATTGATGTGGCGTCCACGGAGGGCGGCGGAAGGGTTATCAACTACGTGGTGCCCATGAACGAGCGCCTACTGGCGTTTACCCAAGACAGTCAGATTGCCCTAGGTAGCCGATCCGGCGTGCTAAGCCCGCGCACCATTGAAGCTCCGCTTGTCTCTAGGTTTGAAGGTTTGACTGATGGACCGCCCGTGCCGTTTGGTCGCTCCATCATGATGCCCTACCGCAACGCGGCGTATGTAGGGATCAGGGAGCTTATACCCTTTGGCGACCTAAATGATTTTGCCCCTGTTGATCTGACGCAAAACGTTCCGCGACTCATCCCACAAAATGAGAGCGTTCGCATCGTCACTAACCCGAACGATAGCATTGCTTTCGCCCACTCGGCGGCTGACCCTAACACGCTATACTGCTTCAAGTATCTAAAGCAGTCCGATACTGAGTACAGCTTTGCTGCTTGGAATAAGTGGACGTTTACCGGAGAAGTACAGGATATGGTGATGCTCAACGAGACGCTGTACCTTGTCATGTTCTACGAAAACGGGGCCGAGAACGGCACGGCACTCGAAAAGATTGAGTTTGGTCCCGGCCAGACTGACGAAGATTCAGATCTCTTAATGCATTTGGACCGTAAGAAGTATTTCGGTGGTTCAGGTGGTGGAATTACCGTAACCTTTACTCCGGACAACCCCTCCTACGGCAATCAAGACACAACTACGTACACGTTTTCCACGGCGGCTGTATACGACCCCGACACTAGCCCCACTATCACGGCAGTCACAGCCGTGGATGGTGCCATTGAACCGGGCACTGAACTTACTGTTCTAGACCGCGGCTCTAACTCTATCATTGTGCGTGGCGTACCAATTAACACAAAAGTTTGGTTCGGTGTTCCCTACACGTTTAAGTGGTCAGCTAACCGAGTGCTGCCCCGCACTCAGGACGGCACACCTACCCGCGGAAGACGCACAGTAAACTCAGAAGCTAGAGTGTCGTTTGATCGCTCGCGCTACTTTCAAGTCGTGTTGGATCATAAAGCAGGTAGCAGCTATACTACTACCTTCAGCAACGACGAGAGCAGTTCCATTGGAATCGGACCTGTCGAAGGCTTTGATAGCGAAGACATTGACAGCATCAAGTCCGGCACCGTTCGGGTTCCGCTGCATGGAGCCGCGCACAACCTGCGGATGTCCATTACGAACGACAGTCCGTTCCCCTCCAACATCACAGGCATTGAATGGGTGTCAACGCAGAACCGACAGTCAGGCGTTTCCGGGGTCTTCTAATGGAGCCCGCGCACCCAGATGATGGGTATGCGCTAGGACCGTCGCTGCGTCAGCATGACCTTGAGGAGCTACGGCTGTGCTGGAATGGCACAGAAGATCCAGGGCTTCTTCTGTCTAAGTCTATCGAGACTTCAGAGTATTCGTTTGTCATCAGTACGGAGGAGGACAAGGTGATCCATGCCGTATGGGGTCACGGTAACTGGCTGTCCGGTAACGTGCGGTCTGGTTTGGCCTACGTGTGGCTGCTTGCGGACGACAACCTGTTTGAAAAGTACGGTTGGGCAATGACTGCCTATGCTCGCAGGTACATCTTCCCACTTCTAGACGAGCTTTACGGCGTGTATGGTAACTTTGTAATGTCTAAAAACCTTGTACACTGCCGCTGGTTGCTGCGCTCTGGGTTTAGACGCGCCGCCCACTCATATATTAACGACGAGAAGTTCTCTCTTTACTTGCGTTACGGCAACAATTATCCACACAGGAGGTCCGCGAATGTGTAGTCCCACTGCAATGGCAATGGCTATGGGGGGAAATTCCCTTCTTGGTGCCATGTCTGAGCGTAGCGCGATTAAGCAGACGAACCGCGCAAACCAAGAGATTGCGAAAAGAAACGTTGCTGCTGCTTCAGAAGCAATGATTAACTCTATGCGTATGCTTGGGCAGCGTGAGTCCCAAGAAGACTACGCGACTGGGCAGCAGATGCGCGAGGCGGCGGCTGAGGCGTACTACGCCCAAGGTGGTAGCCGCGCGAGCCAAGCAGCGGCGGGCGTGGAAGGCGGGTCTATGCAGGATTTGAACCAAGAGGTGCGTATGGTGGAAACGCTGCGGTACGCATCCATCGCCAAGCAGCGTGAGTTCACGCAGCAAGACCTCGAAAACCAGAAACTGGCTGAACGCGCACAGACACAAGGTCGTATTAATGCAGCGCAGCCTACACCGATTCCAATGCCCAACATGCTGGGCACTCTTCTCAACGTCGGCACCTCCGCAGCGACAGGCTACATGTCTGGTGTGGGGTACGGTGAAGGCGGTCAACGAATTAACGCATTCACAGGTAAGCCCCTAACGTAGTATGGCAAGACAAGATCCTCAAAGGCTAAGGCCCTTTATGGTGCAGCCGACCGTCAGGCCCTTGGAGACGTTTACGCCTACGTCCAACGC